CTTGGACAGCTACTTTAGCTTGCTCAATGCTCCCACCCTCTACAATCTGATTAAACGCATCTTGTGAGGCCTGATCGAGATTCTCAGAGGCCCATTGAGCCATCGCGTTGTAGCTTTCTTGACCTCCTACTGAGTCGTAGAGTTGGCCTGCTTGTGCCTCTGCGAGGGCTTGTTGTCCCTGGATGTAAGCCTCAACGAGATCTCGTGGAAGCCCTGCGTCCTCAAGTGACTTAAATGTTTCATCGCTGAGTTGCCCTGAGTCTGTAAACTCATTAGATGCCGCAGTGATTGCATTAAAAGAATCGGAGGGTTCAACAGGTTCGCTCTGAGTTTCCTCTTCGCTACCGCTTAGTTTCCCTTCGAGTTCGCCATAGGCTTTCGCCATGTCCTCAGGTGACGCAAACTTTTCTGGTAGCCACTCTGGTCGCTCGCTTTGTGTCTCTTCACCTAGCTGAGCTTGTAGTTGCGCTTGGTTGTCATCCCAAGCCTGAGCCATCGCTTCAGTGTTATCGATAGCCTGTTGTTCTTGCACAGACGGACTTACCGTCTCGCTAGTCTGTAGTTCTGCCATATATTATTCATTAGGTTCGGCGGCTCCCTGTTGTCTTTGTTGTTCTAAAGATTGATCTGAGATAGCTTTGATACCTTGTGGTGCTATCTGTTGCATCATGGCCATCTGTTGGGCCTGCTGGCGTTCAGCTTGTAGCTGCTCCTCTGACTTCACTAAGCCTGCTGTCTTGATGCCTAGTGATGTCGCTCTGCGCTGGAAGTATTCACTGACGTTAACAAACTCAGCGACAGCTTGTGGTCCAACTACCTGTGCAGCTCCTGCGAGAAACAGATCGAGTTTTTGCAAGTCGTTCCCTCGGCCTAACGCTTCGACTCCTGTGATGATCACTGGACTCACTACGTCTTTAGGTAGTTCAGGAAGCTTCTTCTTGCGCTTCATTACGTCCATCAGTCGGTTGACAAATGGCAACTGCATCTCATTAGATAATAATGAATATAATCCTCCTAAAGCTGATTCGAGCTCCTGAGATAACATCCTGATCTCCTCTGCGGTCACACGCTCAGCCTGGCGCACTACGCCTGAAGTCAACAAGAAGGCAGCGCCGAGTCTATCTGAGATAACCTTAATAGACGCTTCTGCTGTCCTGAAGTCAGCAATCTTGTTAAGCTGGAGTGTCGTAACGTCAGCAGCATTGCCTTGCACAATAGCCCCACTAGGAGCTTCTGAAAGTGTCCGTGCGCGTGTGGTGCCGTTAGGGTTAACTAAGAACATCACCTTAGCAGCCGCAGCGCTTCCCTCGACGATAGCTCTTGAGAGTCCTTCGAGTGACTGCAAGTCTCCTAAGTATTCTTCGACATAGCCACGCCCATAGCTCTCACCGTCGATACGTGAGAAACGCAATGGAATAAACGGATTACGGTCAGCTTTAACACGAGAGCCCGATGTGTCTAACGCTACGCCATTAATGTCTTGATATATAATATATTCATCACCATCGCGACATGCAGCTGTATAGAGATGCACCTCGTCTTCTGGGCGACCACCATTAGCTGCAATCTGATCTTTGAGGTCGTCGCTAAGAGCTGCCCAGGACATGTTCTCTTTGGTAGCGATATGAATCACGTTGCCCATAGGATCTCTGTCGATCACAAAGCGATCTAAGTGAAACACTCGAATACCTCCGTCTTCTGGGAGATACAGCAAGACATTACCAGTGATGATCAGATGTTTGAGCGCAGAGTGAATCGCAGTTCTATACGCCTCACGGCTAATCTCATCCATGACTGACTCTTCGACTCGCTGCAACGACGCTTCGATCTCTGAGATTAACTCCTCAGGAGCCCCTTCGTTAGCGAGTGCATACGTATCGATATTCAGTCTGAAAAACGGAGCGTTAGGTGGTAGGAGAGCTAACAGTAATTTAGAGGCGAGGTTATTTACTCCGCGAGCCCCAACGCCCTGAAATGGTGTCTCAAGTCTGCTATGCGCTCCATGACCCTCTTCGGGCATAACGTAAGGTAACGTCAGCTTAGAGCACGACCTTGCGCGATCTAGGTATTGGTAGCGATGACCTTCGAGAGTGTCATAGACTTGCTTAGCAGTTTTAAAGTTCATAATATATTATATTAACTCATCGCTTGGCTGTGGTTTAAGCGCGATGTATTCGAGGTGTGTAAGTTCTTCGATGAGTCCCTCAGTAAGTGGTCCTGCGATTAACTCATCGTCGGCTGGTGTAAACCTCCAGTTATCGATAGCGATGAGCTTTCGGCCTGAGCCGTCGGTGGCATCAGGTAACGTGGCGACTAACGGTAAGCCGCGCTCAGTGTATCTCCAGGGATAACCACGAGACTCGTCGACTTTCGTAGAGAGAAACCCATAGGTCGCAGGATCAGTAATGTAATACCGGAAGCCAGTCGCTGCGCGTGACTGTTCGACTTCTGTGAGTGGTTGTTCTAGTTCGTCCATGGCTCTTCAATTTGTAATTCTTCAGGCTCCTCGATAACAACAGGCTCTTCCCAGTGCAACCGCTCAAGATACGTCTCAAGGTCAATCTCAAGAATCCCCTCACCGCTGAAGTCGTCGGTATCCAAGATGTTACGCCTCTTGATACAATACAGCCTGTCAGTAGTCGTCTCAGGGTCAACAAACAGCTCATCCCAAGTCGGCAGCCAACGTTCGGCAGTGTCGTTAGGGAAGCCTCGTGCTGCGTCTGAGGCTGTCGTAAGTGCCTCGTAGCTGGTCTGGTTGCTAAACCGATAGAATCTGTGAGTTTCGTCTGTCATATTATTATTGTTCAACGCTATTGATGAAGATGCTCCAGCCCTTGGACTTCAAAGATGTTATTGCTGCGGTCGTCGCGGCGGACAGTGGGTCACCGTTGTAGTCAATGTCGATTCCAGCGTCACCCAAAGCAGTGCCTCCAGAGAGTCCAGTAGATGTCGCGTATTTTCCGCTTGTGTCGATAGACGTTAAGATGTTCTCGACCGATTGAGCGGTGAGTGACGTGCAGCCTTCCCATGCGTTGTTAAAGACTCCGCTTGAGATGCTAGATGGGTTCCAGTTAGCGAAGACATCGGCGGAGAAGTCAGTGAGTGACGTGCAGTTTTTCCACGCTGAAACAAATCTATTAGATAATGGCAGCGGTGTGCTAAAACTCGTAAGTGATGCGCAGTTAATCCATCCATAACCTGCGTAAGTGACTAATGGAAATTCAGAACTAAAACTGGTGAGCGAACCACAACCGTACCACGCTTGACTCAAGGTGGTCGCAGTCGGTAACGGTGTGCTGAACGAGGTAAGTCCACTGTTCTGCCATGCGCTCGTAAAGTTCACACTTCCAGTCGCCTCAGTGCCAAGCTTGGCGTCCGCTGGGAATGACGTTAGGGCCGAGCAGCCGTTCCAAGCTGACGTGAAGTTAGTGCATAGTGGAGCTTGGAGTGCAGGGAAGCTTTGAAGGCTAACATTATTTAACCAAGCCTGCTGCATGTCCGTCACGTTTGCACTGTCAAGGAGTGGAAACTCTTGAAGACTAGAGCAGTTCAACCAAGAATAAGCAAAGGTCGTTACGCTTGAAGTATTTATATGTGAAAACTCAACAATATCGGAGCGGTCATACCAGAACGTTCCTAAATTTGTCACAGAAACACCATCTGCCGCACCTCGGTCAACCAGTAACTTGCGGGCTTCCTCAATGTCTCTGTTTGTTGCGCTTTCAGGTAATAATATTATTCCATACAAATCACCAGCTTTGCGAAACGTTGCGTTTCCTAAATGTCCTAGCAGGTTCAGCTCAGTCTCACCCGATACTGTCACCTTGTAACTGAACGTCCCGAGGCTCGTCCCGCAGACCATCCATGCGTAACTGTCACCAGCCGCTAGTGTTACCTGTGGAATATCAAGCTTGTCGCTGTTGTCAGCAAAGGTCACTTTGTATCCATCGGTCGTCGGACGGTTCTCTGAAGTTGTGTTCTCGTTCGCGTAGAAATCACTATCTCCGTTATCAGAGCCAACAATGCGACCGTTCCAAGATCCACTGCCTGAGAACACTTGGCCGTCGTAAGTCGCTGCTCCGTCGAAGAAAAAGTATCCCTGAGAATCAATAAGTGAGAACACTCTATTTCTATTATTTATGAAATTCCTAATCTGGTCGGCTTGGGAGTCGGAGAGAGACGCAGGGAACAGCGCGAGGTATTCTAGGTCGATTGCTGTGTGTCTTGCTCCTTGCTGCGCCCCTATGTTAAATTCCTGTAATTCAAGACTTGTTGAAACGCTTGAGGTTTTTAAGTCTGCATCATTGACGTTACTTTTTTGAGAGCCACTAGTATTTTTTAACTCATAAATATAATCACCACGGTCAGCATCAAAAAAATCAGCATGAGGACCACGAAACCCCCCTTGTGTGTAGTAATGTAAATCGTTCGCTAGGTTGTTTCTAAGCGCCCAGATGAACCCGCTTGAATCAGTATCTCCGAGTGTTGTTTTATTTGTTGAAAAGATTCGACCGTAGGCAGCACCACCGTCCCCAAGCACACTAAACGCGGCGAACATGTAACCTTCTGTAATCGTCTGGTTAAACAGCCCGAGAAGCCCCGTATTAACACCATCGAATCTCAACACAGGCTTCTTGATAATCGTAGCAGGGTCGTTGCCGCTGGTATT